CAGTGTACGCGGTCGGGATAGCCGAAGGCGCAAACAGGATTTCATTAGCGTTGCCATCGCCGACCTGATAACCGCCAGCGCCATTGGGAATTGCCATAGTATATTCCTTTCAAAATGAGTGGCCCCCGGCGAACCGGGGGCCGATTAGGTTAGCCCCAGACGCGGCAAGCCATCTGCGGACGAATCGTGCTGTAGCCGTACAGAACGTCAATACGGCAGGGCATACGGTCATTGTTGATGTCGTACTGACGAACAATGCGCAGGCTGATGCCGTTGTGAACCTGACGCGATGCCATATCGACGCCCTGCGGAAGCAGAAGATCGGCGGTGGCGAAAGTAATCGCGTCCTTGTGGTACACAAGGTTCTGGGCGTACTGCGACGAAGCCGCGCCGACAAACACGACTGCCTTAGCGTTAGCAGGCAGAGTGCTGACAGTGGCGAGTGCATGAGCAGCCGAGTAGATAGCAGCCACGGTCACGGTAGCAGTCGTGGTCGCGGTCGAAGACGACAGCGCAACGAACTGGAACAGCGAGCCGGTGCTTTCACGGGTCTGCGGGTTGACGGCAAAGCAGTCAGCAATCGTGAACACATCGCCGGGGACGATGGTTTCACCCGAACCGACAGTCAGCGTCAGCGTGGTAGCACCTTCCGACGTTACAGCAGCGCCGGTAACCGTGCCTGTAGCGGCGCGGGTGCCGGTGGTGAACTGCTTGATCGACTGCGACATGTTGATTTCGTCGTAGCCAAGCACGCCCGTACCCATCATGCCGTTCTTGAACTGCTTGCTGATGGTGTCGGTCGGATTAAACAGACCCTTCATGCCTTCAACCAGGCCAGCGTTAGCTGCTGGGTTGACGGTAGCATAACGCGGCGACATGACAGCAGCGTTCTCGTTCAGCTTCTGCTGGGCCTGGAGCAACACCAGCGACGTGGCTGGGGTCGTGCCGGGGGTGCCAACCGAGTTACCGATGGTCTTGAACGAATTGGCAACGTCAGCGTCGATGCTCGAAGCAAGCTGCGAGATACGCGGCTTGAGAACGCGCTCGGCGAAATCGTCAAGCTGCATCGTCAGTTCAGCGGTCGTGAAGTTCACGCCGATGTGCTTCTGGTTGGCAACCGTCAGCGTGGTGAACTGCTCGTTGTCATCCTGCACCTGAAGGGCAGCGCCGTCCGTGACGAGGGCGCGATCCGGCAGACGGATGCGGAGGGTGGAGCCGATCTTCGCGCCTTCAACAGCAAAGCTGTCGTCGTACTGGCGGTTGACGTTGCGGGTAAGCACGAGGTTGTTCTCCAGAATTTCCAGAGCCTTCCGCGTGATCATGTCGATAGTAAGGATCGAGTTAGACATAGATGTATTCCTAAGTTAGCGGTTGCGTTGTGCCTCGTACTTCTTGATCTGCCGCCGCCGTTCCGCTTCGATCCATTCCGATGTACTCATTGACTTTGTCGAACGAGGGTCGGTTGTATCGTATGTGGGCGCGTTAGCAGCGCGGGCAGTGACAGGTGCAATCGGTGCCGGGGCGGTTGAAGTCTTTCTAACCGGCGGGCTTGAGGCCATACCGGCTTCAAGTTTTCCGATCTCTTTTGCCTGCAAGATAGGCGGCAGTCGGGCAATGCGATCCGCTTCCTTGGGGTTCGAGCCGAGATAATAGAGTACGTCTGGGCCGTTGTCCGAGGCTTGGATGCTTTGCGCCATTGCTTCCGTAATGGATAGCTTGGGGTTGTAGGCGACCTGTTCAAAGTCGTCGTACCGATCCCGCGCTGATTCCTCACGGTCGTGGTATTGCGAGAGCAAATCCTGATGCTGCCTGGCGGTTTCCCGTTTTGCCAGCAACTCCTCCGCTTTATACTCCGCCAAAGCGTCAGCATAATCTTCGTAGGTGTTGAACTGGTCTGGGCTAAGATCAGAAGGCGTTGCCGCTGGTTTCTGCGCTTGAACCGTTTCCAGCTTTTGGGCTTGCTCGCGTTCCCACTTGCGCTGTTCTCTTGCAAGTCGCTTACCGACAATTGCATCAAGTTCCTCTTGCGAGAAAGTCTTGGATGCTTCCTGCTCGGCAGGCGTTTCCGGCGTCGTGTTTTCTACAGGCTGGAGTGCTGCCGTGGCTTCCAGTTCTGGCGCGGAGGCATCCGCTACGTCAGGAACATTTTCGTCCATGTGTAACTCCTAAGAGTTCCTGGTGAGCCTCACCAGTACGGTTATCGGCCAAACTACAGCATACGTTGCAGCTTGGCAACAATATCAGTTCATCACGCGCCAAGCGCCGCCGATGTAAACATACAACTTGTTGTTGGTGCTATCGACGACCATTGGAGCAAAACCAGTTTTAGATGTCGGCGTTCCTGTAGGAATACCTGCGCAAGCTGAAATATATAAAAAGCCATTGGTAGCTGTAGTGGCGAGAGATGCAACTCCGGCAGATACGTTTCCAAGCGCGTCGATACGCATACGCTCTAACCAAGTTGCGCTTCCAAAGTTCCAAAAACCTAAGTTTCCTTGGCTGTTTTGAATGGATACAGTGTTATTAGCCGTGCCGTCCGTAAACGTAATGTTTGGGCCGCTTTGAATAGCGGTGCCAGATGACGATCTGGCGATCTGCACATCTGCCACGATATTAGCAGAACTAGCCCCATCTGTCTTAATTGCAGACCCATCAGTCGATACATTTAACTTTGCAGTTAAAGTGCTTGTTCCAATTCCAACGCTGCCGAGCGCGCCTATACGCACGCGCTCCAGCCATGTTGCACTCCCATAATTCCAGAAACCTAAGTTTCCTTGGCTGTTTTGAATAGCTACGGTGTTGTTATCGGTACCATCGGCAAACGTAATGTTTGGGCCGCTTTGAATAGCGGTGCCAGATGACGATCTGGCGATCTGCACATCGGGTGAAATATTGGTAGAGTCAGTTCCATCGGTCTTAATGGCAGCGCCATTATTTGAAACGTGTAGCTTTACACTAGGCGCGTTTGTGCCGATCCCAACGTTGCCGGTACTAGCGATACGCATACGCTCTAACCACGTAGCACTTCCAAAATTCCAGAAAGCAAGATTTCCTTGGCTGTTTTGAATGGCTATATTGTTGTTAGCCGTGCCGTCCGTAAACGTAATGTTTGGGCCGCTTTGTACGGCAGTGCCAGAAGACGATCTGGTAATCTGCACATCGGCTATAATAGCACTAGAATTAGTCCCATCGGTTTTAATGCAGGGGCCATTGGCGGATACATGCAGTTTTACGCCGGGCGACGTTGTTCCAATCCCAACATTGCTTGAACTGTCAATACGCATGACCTCTGCGCCGCCTTCGCTGAAGGCAATCGTGTCCGCAGCAGGCGACCACATTCCAGTGTTAAGGTCGCCCGTGAATGTGTACGCAGGAGTGCTAACCGCACCTAGACCGGCGGCGATGAGAGTCGCGCTGGCAACCCCAAGGGTCGGTGTGGTAAGCGACGGCGACGTAGCCAGCACCACGGAACCAGTTCCAGTAGCTGTCGTGGCTCCTGTGCCGCCGCTCGTAACAGGCAATGCAGTCGTTAAAGCCAAACTAGCCGCGCTTACCGCGCGCCCAGATGTAAGCGCTGCTACAGTTACTTTTACGGTCGCTGCGCTCTGGACAATGGGCAAAACTTCAGTACCCGCAAGCGGCGTTGCCGCGTTGGTAAGTTCAGAAATTTTCTGGTCAGCCATATATAGAACCTTTTTGATTCGCCAAAGTTGTGCTTTTCTGCTTACCCAAAAGGAATTAACTTGCCTGGTGTTGGAAACCCTGACGCTTCAAACTTGCGCAAAGTGTTCGCGGGTATGACATTGGCAACGCCAAACAGCATTGCCGCTGCCGGAACCGTGACAGTGTTGGCCCCAAGTGCAAAAATTGATATTTGCGATCCCGGCTGTATCCCTGAAATGGTTGCTGGTGTGGCCGCGCCTGCCGCAGTATTAACGGTAATACGGTCAATGAAAGAAAAGTCTAAGCCGCTAGACGTTGCGGCGGCGGCTGTGAGGTAATTTGGCGGCGAAATAATTGTTCGCCCAGAGCCATAATTTCCGTTTGCATCAAAAAGTCGGCTAATAGGCGCTCCATATACGGTGCCAAAATCTATACGCCCATCGGTTGCCTCAAAAGATGTATCTAGCGTTACGCCAGCCACGCCGCCGTTGATGACGTTGGAACGTATAAAATTGATAAAACCAGTTTTCTTAAACCCATCAGCGTAAAATGGATATTTGTGGTCGAGAGCAATAATTGTGCCAATGGTAAGCCCGCGCACATGGTCACCGGCCAAGCGCATACCATAACCGTTGCCGGAAGTCAGCGCCGCGCCATTGGCTTCAACATAAAGCGATCCAATACTAACTTCGTCGGCGTTTTCTAAATATACGCCGTAAGATACCGCTTGCGTAATGTCAGTTCCGTTGAAACCGCTCTCCAACATATCAAACGAAAAAGCAAAAAATCCACCAAAAAGTGTATCAATGCTTTTTATGAACACACCGTGACGTTTATTTGATTCTGTGCGCAATGCAGTTACAGACCAAGCATTACACGCTTGATCTGTCTCAGCATGAAAACCATCTATATTACCATAACATTCAATGTCATCAAACCTGTTCCAAATTGAACGGCCCGCAATATTGATACCGTAACGGCAATCAAAGATAAAAAGTTGCGACCAGTTCATATAGTCGCAACCGTTAGTGTTTGATGTTCCGTTGATTTTAATGCCGTCGCCAGCGTTAGCACTTCCAACAATAGAGAAGTTAGTCAAATATGTTTTTTGCAACGGACGGCCATAGCCAGTTGCATCCCCATCAATCAAAATAACAGGGTTTGCGGCTGTCTGCGGCGACAAAATGGTATCGCGATATTGCTCACCCTCGATCTGCGCAAAGTCACGCTTAATGACCATATTGCCTATGTACGTTCCCGAAGGAAACAGAAGCGGCACTTCAGCGGCCAACGCCGTGACATAAATTGCCGTATTGTCGGTCACGCCGTCGCGCTTGGCTCCAAAGGCCAAAATACTTACCAGCCCGTCAATAAGACGCTTCCACCGTCCAGCACCAACATGGCCTGTTGGCAAAATGTAGATGCCGCCGTCATCAGCCGCAGTTGAAGCAGCGTCCCAGCAAAATGCACCGCCGCCGCCGTCGCCAGGCGTATAATATCCGGTCACTTGCACAAGATCGGCAATAGGAACCGTGCGCAGTTCCGCGATGCTATTGACGGTAAGGTCATCCAACTCAATGATCGTGACATAGTTAGCTAGATCGGCAAACGTCACGATCCCGCTGATATTATCCTTAGTCCACAGCGTAACGTCTAACGATGTGGCAAGCGTAAATTTGTAGCTGGCAGTTGAATCTAGCCAAACTTGTTCACTAACGCGCCCCGCGCTGTCTAGGATAATAGGATTTGCGTTGGGTATAGACCCATCACTACTGGTGTAAGTTGTGGTTGGCGTGGTGGTTCCTGCCGCATAGGTATACAGCTTACCCCCCGCAAGCGGAACGCCGTTATTGTTAAAAATTTGCCAGCCAGCGCCAGCAAGGGGGGAAAGAGAAACCATATCGCGTCCTTATGCGTTAATTACCGCAACTTTATTCTGAAACGCTTACACGCGGGCCTTTAAACGTAGTAGCTGATGTTGATTTTAGCCGATGCAGTTTGCTCGATAAACTTAATATTTTTGAGATCGCCATCATACTGAAGCGAAACGCCAGCAGCAAGAGGCATACCCACGGAAGCCGTGGGCGCTACGCCGTCATCGCGCCACCTAACGCCGTTGGTTTCGGGCGTAATAAGCGCAATGGTAGGCATGACTTTCAAGCCCGTAACCGGGTTGGTTTCTGGTACGGTCAAACTCTGAGCAGAACTAAGAGTTGAAATCTGCTGGTAGCCCATGCAGCTTGTGATTGCTTTAAGATTTATAGCCATCAAAATCTCCTGCGCTCGGTAAATGAGCGAATTTTAACAAACAGGTCTTGTGCAGAGGATACTATAGCCCCAAAAAACCCGCCAGAAAAGAAAGTTCCGTTAAAAAAAGGCCCCATGACCTACAAACTCGTTTTGCGCGTTGTTTTAATTTGGTTTCTCATGTGTTTATCCTAGCGCGATCATGCGGGGGTTGACGGCCAAACAACGTTGAACGGATCGGTCTGTGTCTGCGGCAGGTCGCGCAGGGTTTGGCGATAAACAGCCCATGCGGCTGCGTCTACCGGGGCGTCGGAAACCTGCGTCCAGTCGCAAGATGCGAGCTTAGCGTCTCGCTCGGCGCGGATGATGTTCCATTGTGCGTCGGCTTTGGCTGTGGCTTCGTCGGTAGGTAAATCGCTGACGATGTAATTCTGCGTCCACACGCCGTCGATCAGCAGGGCAGCGCCATGCTCGCGCTTCTGGGTGGCGGGATCAAAGTAAGGCGGCGTGACCAGTTTGAGTTGGTAAACCCCGAACTGCACAACCTGCTCAGGCGTCAGCTTGACCACGCGGCAGAAGTTATCTTCGTCCCAGCGCGTTGGCTCAACATCATGGATGTGCCGAATAAAAGCGTTGCCATCGGCTTGGATGTAATAAAGGTTCATCCCTCAGCTTCCTTTGCTTTGCGCTTGGCAGTGACGCGAACCACCGCCGCCTCGTATTCTGTTTGATCGTCAATCTGGGCGTGTAGCGCGGCCATCACAGCCTCGACGTTGGCCATCTGCTTGCGGGTGGCGTCCAGACGTTCCGCAACATTAGCCGCAAACTCATTGTCCGTAGCGTTGGCCAGCAAATGTTTGAAGTTGGTGTAGTCAAAGTCATAATGAAAATACTCTACCTCGCGGGCATAGATAGCATCCGCAAGAGTGTCGTATTTGTAGGTAGTAGGAAGTTGTTCGTATTGCACAGGTCGTCCCCTTCTATGTGGCAATTGTAAACGCTACACTTTTGGCATCACCACCGGGCAACGTAGCAGGGTTGGCAAATTTTGTCCCAAAGCCGCTGCCACTCCACGGGTAGGCGGTGATAAAGGGCGTTGTAAAGTGCGCTACGGCAATGGCGTTACCGGCAGGGCTGAAGGCGACGCTGTTACCACTATCCGCAGGCAGCGTCGCTGGGTTGGCAAACTTTGTGCCAAAACCGCTGACACTCCACGGATAGGCGCTAATGTAGGGGCTGTTATCGTGCGCTACCGCGATAGCGTCGCTCGCAGGGCTAAAGGCTACGCCGCGACAAGTGCTGCCGGGTAGAGTGGCCGGATTGGCAAACTTTGTTCCAAAGCCAGAGCCAGACCATGGGTATGCTGAAACAAAAGGGCTTGCAAAGTGTGCTACTGCAAGAGCATTACCCGCCGGACTAAAGGCTACGCCTTTAACTTGGCTTGGGGGCAGGGTAGCCGGATTAGCAAACGTTGAGCCAAAGCCAGAACCGCTCCACTGGTACGCAAAAATATATGGTGAGCCACCGTGACCTACGGCGATGGCATTGCCCGCAGGACTAAAGGCTACGGAAGTTCCTATGGATATAGGCAACGTACCGGGGTCACTGAACTTCGTGCCGAAGCCGCTGCCGCTCCACGGATAGGCGGTAATAAATGGTGAAGCGCTGCTTGCTACGGCGATAGCGTCGCCTGCCGAGGTAAATGCAACTCCGTAGCCAAAGCTACCTGCGGGCAATGTAGCTGGGTTAGTGAACTTTGTTCCAAAGCCAGAACCAGACCACGGGTAGGCCGAGACGTAGGGGCTTGAAAAGTGTCCTACAGCAATGGCATTACCTGACGGGCTAAAGGCCACGCTTTCACTTTGGCCTGTAGGAAGCGTAACCGGGTTAGTAACCTTCAAACCAAAACCCGAACTGCTCCAAGGGTAGGCCGTGACGAATGGCGAGCCGTCTGATGTTACCGCTATAAATTGCGACGTTGGAACGCCAGTTTGGTAAAAATAATTAGCCATCCATTTAGTTGATGTAACTTTAATAGCCATAAGTGTTTGATTAGCTGGAACTAAAATTGGCCCGGTTGTGTTGTTGCCAAACACCAGTGTGTCGCTTGTAATTGCTACGGTTATAGGTGTTCCACTATTTTCAACCGTAAACAGCACAACTGTCCCAATTGGAAAAGCTACGCTGGCGTTAGCTGGGATTGTAAACGTGCGAAACTTTGTGTCACTTACCGGGTGAAATATCTGCTTGCCTGCATCATCCAGCACCAACGTGTAGTCAGCTGACTGGCTGTTCTGCGGGTACTGCACCACGCTCGACGGTGCAGCCGTACTCGCCCATGTCGTACCATTGCTGGTCAGGACATTCCCTGTCGTACCGGGAGAAACCGTCGTGACTGCCGACGTACCGTTGCCGATAACGACAGCGTTAGCTGTAAGCGTTGTCGCGCCTGTGCCGCCGTTGCTTACCTCAAGCGTACCGGCTAGTGTATGGTTAGCGTCCCAGGCAACCGCACCTGTAGCGGTAAAAGTGCCATCTGCCGCCGTCGAATGGTTTACCGTGACCGCCATTTAATAGTCCTTACGCCAAGAATTTCAGTTTGTAGAGCGTTGAATAATACAACCCAAAAATCTCGTCGATGATGTTCTGGATCGGGGTACAATCCTTATCGACAACCTTGTAACGCATTTCGTCAAGGTCGTCCACTTGGCCTTCCAAAAACTCAACCACGTTGTTGGTCTTTTTAGCCGACATGAGTGAGATAGGACCAATCAGCCCGTATTTGCCCTGATAGGCTTCTGCAAACTTGTCCGCCAGGTCAATAACACCGTCGTAAAACTCGTTCAAAGCGATGTGTTTGGCGTAGCTGCGTGTGTTCAAGTGCGCAGAATGGGCTACATCCCGCGCCAGAAACAGCATACCTACAAAATCGGCGCAGCCAGCCATTACATCATTCCTTCGGGGGGTTGTTCAGGTGCCATTTCGGGCATTTGAGGCTCCATAGCCCCCATTTCGGGCATTTCTGCGGGTTTAGGCTGCTCCATGTCGGGCATTTCGCGCATCTCGGGCGCTCCGCCGATCAAATCGCCGGTATCCATAGCCGCGGCGATGGTTCCCATGACAATATCTTGGATTTGCTCGGGCGACATGCTGTTCTGCACGGCGCTGATACGCTTCGTCTCGGCATCGTAGGCGTCTACCTGAGCCTTGTACTCCTTGATGTCCACCTCGCGCTGGGCAACGCTGTCCTGCACGTTCTGGATGATGTCCGTCATGCGGTTCATCTCCTGCGTCATGGCTTCCATCTGCTGTGCAGCAGCAGCCATCTCGGGCGACTGGTCGCCTTCCGACAAAACCTTCGGGTCAAGAATCTTCTTGAACCGCTCGGCCATTTCCTGAGCGCCTGGCCAATCCATGTTCTTGATGAACAGATCGCCAGCAACCGACCAAAGCTGCGGGTTGGTCTGCAAAATCTGGCTCATGGCATCCAAGGCTTCTTGACGCTTGGTCATGTAGCCCGGGCCGGTCGTCACCATAACGTCGTAAGTGCCAACGCTGGGGTTGTAGATTTTCTCAATCATTCCGCCGTTCTGGTCGCGGATTTCCTTGACCGGCTCCGGCTGGGCCGGATTGAACTTGACCATGCTGACTTCGCCGTCAACGCCGATGATACGGGCGATGCGCTGCGTGTCGTAAATCTTGGGGATCATATCGACGATCTGCCGGGTAATGTGGCGGATCGCGCGGGCAAGGTTATCGACGTAGTGGTAAGTGCCAACGTCACCCTGCTTTTCGCGGGCAAGGATGGCCTTTCCAGAGCGTTCGTTGCCTGCCATGCCCAACGAGGCGTCATACTGCCCCGTCGTCCCCTTGATGTCGTCAGCAGCCCCCATCTTGGCCTGGATCAAGCCGGTCTGAGGCAACGGAGGAGGTGCGCGCTGAGGCAGGGGGAGAACTGAGCCAGCGCCGTCCGTCACGTCGGGATTGACTTCCAGATACGGCCAATTGGTCGTATTGGCAGTCTTCCACTGCATCTCGTACCCTTCAAACTGGCCACCATAGCCAATGAAAGGTGCCTTTGGAGCCAAAGCCAGCATCTCGGCTTCCTGGCTTGTCCAGTAGTTGTACATCCGCTGCGCGTCCTTGGCGTTACGCACAAGGCCAGAGATGTGCAGGCGTCCTTCGACTTCCCACTCGTTGCCGATGACGCGGACGACGGGAATCCACTTGCCCGCCCACTCACGCTCGTCAAGAATGTCGAACCCGTTGGTCTTCATCCACATGACCTTCTTGCGGTCAACGATGCGGGTGCGGATAGGTTTGCCAAACATCGCCGTAAGCTGCTTGTCCTGCGGCGTGCCGCTGAACGCAGTCTGGTTGTCTGGGTAAAGGTGCAGCGTGGCTTTTTCGTAGGTGTTGTAGAAGTATTCCGCGATGCGGATCGTGTCTTCTTGAAGCCACGACGACAGACCATCGTTGCCGACGCCTTGGCTGTACAGCGTGCTAATCGGCGATGCGTCGGGAAACATACGCTCGTATTCGTCGCGCAGGATGTCCTCGGTGACAAAACACCACTCAGCGTCCGCGCCGCACGGGTCTTGGATCGTCGGATCCATATAGACGCTGAACGAGTTGCGCACCCGCTCAATGCGGATGTCCTGATCGAACGTCTCGTCGTTGCAGTATTCCGTCAGCAGGCGGATGTAGCCCTCGCCGTAGGTCACCTGGTTGTCGCAGGCAGTGTCGTAGGCCACGTCGGCGTCCGACATATACTCAATGTGCCGCACGACGCCATTGAAAATCTCCGCAACCTGAACGTCGGCGTTGTCATCCGCCGGGATGACCTTGCCGCTGGGGCGGTTCTGGCGCTGCTCGTTCGTCACCTGACGGACGTGCTGCGGCAGCTTGTTGATTGTCAGGCACGGGCGAGCGTTGATCGTCTGGCCCTGCACCGCGCCGCGGGTGGCCAACACGTCGGCGGGCCACTGCCACTGGTTGTCTGGCGACCCGGCCATAAAGCGCAGATCGTCCAGTTCATCCTCGCGGCTGTCCGAGTACGCCGACTGCGCCATCTGGAGGCGATGGCGCATGGTGGCCATCTTGTTGTCGTCGTCCTTCGACGACTTTGCCGGGTTAGACCCTACGTTTGCGACTTTTCCAGCCGCTACCATGCCTGTAGGATCAGCCATATTGTTACTTCTGACCCTTTTTAGCCGCAGCGCGCTTCGTCGAATACGCAATCGCTACAGCCTGTTTGATCGGCTTACCAGCGTTTACTTCCGCCTTGATGTTCTTGCGGAACGCTTCTTTGCCAGCCGACTTGACCAAAGGCATCTTACTTGCCCTTCTTCATGGGCGTCTCACGCATCCGCGTGGTGATGCTGATGATGTCCTTGCCGCCAGAAGTCGGCACAGGCTTGCGCGCCAGCGGGATGGCGTCCATCTCGGCCTTGGGCTTGGGCATCTTTGGCCCCATCGGCATTTTCATGGTGGGCATCTTAGCCATTTGAATTATGATCCCATCCAAGAATTGATAACTCCGCCGGGAGAATACGCGTGCGTGCGCTTCTTGTCAACGCGCCCTTCGCGTGACGCTACAGGGAACGCGAACGTCACCGCGATAGCGTCGGCGGCATCTGGCGACGCCAGCCCGCGCGAGCGCATATCTTTCTTGGACTCAAGGAACAGCGTACCCTTGCTGTCTGGCTTCGTCTTAGGCCCGATTAGGTCAGACTTCAGAAACCTGTCCGCTGGCACGCTGCCTGTCTTGAGCCAGTCACGCATCGCGCCCCACATCTCGGCGCGCTTGTTGCCCCACATGATCTGGTTCTTGGCCTTACTGCCGAAGTTGACGCCCCTGATCTTGTACCGCTGTTCCTTCAGCCGATCCACGACGCCCGCGCCCAGGCCGCCCTCGTCGATGACGGTTAGCGCAGGCTTGTACTCCTCTATGGCGTCGATGACGTGACCGACGACTTCCATCGTGTCCGCGCCGCGCAGCCGCTTGATGTCGATGATGTCCCGGCCCTGCCGCACCGCGATGACGGTAGCATCCGATCCAAAGCGTGCTGGATCGACGCCGATGACGATGGGCGCAGTTTCGTCTTTCTGCCGTGGCCGCTTCATGGCGTCGTCGATGAGATTGACCGGGATAAACTGATCGTCGCCTTCTGACGGGAACTGACCATAGACTTCTACGTTGGCCTGGTAGCTATCCGCGCCGTACTCGTCGAGTATGCGCTGGTACAGGTTCTTGTCGGTTCCCTCGACATCCCGCGCGTCGATGTTGCTTGTGCGCCAGAACGCACGCTTGCTGTTGAACGCTTCGTAGAAGTACCCGGTGTTGCGCCGCGGGTTGGAAAACGCGATATGAAAGCGGTGCGGCGTGTTCTCCGTGAAGAACCCGTCACTGACCGACCAGATGCTGTCGGGGATACCGGACGCTTCGTCAAAGATCAGCATCACGCCATCGTGATTGTGCAACCCTGCGTATGCATCTGGGTTTTCTTCAGACCATAAGCGTCCTTCGCACGACCAATACCGCGTGCCTTTGCGAAGTTCTCGTTCGACAATTTCTGTAAGCCATTTAGCGGGCATTATCCGAGTAGCAGCTATTTCAAACCAATGGCTGTTAATTGACATGGCCATCCATTTAGTAATTTCTGCCCATGTCACTGATCGCAACTGCGCTTCAGAGTTAGCAGACACAATAACAGACCCGCCAATGCGGGTAGTCATCATCCAAATTACAAGCCAACTAACCAGCGCCGACTTGCCAATTCCACGGCCTGACGCCACTGCCATACGAAAGGTGTCAAAATCAACTTTGCCGTTGTTTTCGCGGATATGATCGCGCAGATCGGTCAGTATCTGACGTTGCCACTTACGCGGGCCTACATGGTGTTCTAGCGGCGAACCTGCCTCGCCCCATGGGTACGCCGTCAACACAAACGCCAAAGGATCGTTTTTGATGCTAGGCGCCCACAGCCGACTCATCAACTCTACTTCGTCTGTGGCACTATATTTAGGCGTCTGCATATTGCGTCCTAAAAGGGTAAATTTCCCGTTCTGCCGCGCGCCTTACCTTGGCCGCGGCTTCTTTGGTGTCGTAGTACCCTAAACTACGACACCCATTGCTCGTATGTATGCGAGCGTGCCACCTTTGCGTAGCTTTGTGAAGGGTTACGCCCGTAACGCCAGAAGTTGAATTGCGCTGCAATTTTCGGTTTTGATTGTTTTCATGTTGGCTAGCCTCGCGCAAGTTGCATAGCCGGTTGTCGCCGGGGGTTTGATTTATATGGTCGATGTTTTTAATCGGCCATTCACCGTGCGTGTACAGCCATGCTAAACGATGTGCCTTGTACAGTATCTTATCGATACGGATTACAACATACCCGTAGTGGTCTAAGCACCCCGCGGGCGCGCCGACAGGCGTTCGGCTTGATGTTTGTGTACGCCAGCAAAAAACGCCTGTGTCGGGGTCATACGCTAGTAGACTTTTCAGCCTCTCTTGCGTTATCAGTTTGGTAGCCATCAACAATGTCCTCTTGTTGGTTGGTCAGGAACGTGGAGGACGTTGGTGCGTCCTCCACTTCCGTATAGAGACCTTCTATAACACGTAATTCAGCTTTTTCCAAAGCCGCAATCACAGATATCTGCTGGTCGATGTTTACGTCGATCTGCTGCTTGGCTACCCAACCATGCTGATGCTTGAGGATGTCAAGCGCGGCCTTGGCGTCGCCCGCGGCGGCGGCGTCGTACAGCGTCTTGGCGGCGTTGAACTCACCCTCGGAGCGGCCCTTCATCTCGGCCATCTCGACCAGCGGGTCAAACTCCTGAAGGCGTCGGTACTGGCTGGGTGTCAGGCCAGCGGCCATCGCTAGGCTGTCGCCCTTCAGGCCATAGCGCGCGGCTGCGTATATGGCTTCCAACCGCGCCTCGGTTGCCTCGGGCCGTTCAGGTGTAAAGGGCAGAGAGTAGAAACTCATGGTGCGCGACAGTAACCGTTGCGGGGTGCGTGGGCAATATGCAAAAAATTGTGTGCGTGGGGTTATATCAAAAAAAATAAAAATTGTTTGCGAACCCTGCCCGTGACAGTCACGCGCCCGTCGGCCCCCACCCCCCCCTACCCACGCTGCCAGACACCCGCAACCGCGTGCGCGTGCAGGATTGCGCGCGGTCATTTCCCGCTGGGCGGTCTGGGCTAGGCAAAACACCATGCCGCCAGCGCGCCAGCTTGCGCAGTCATTGTTGGGCGTTCTGGGTAGGGACATAGCAAGTTGCTAGCCGACTAGTTACATGGCGACCCAGACCGCCAAGGTTTGCGTGTGAACTTGGCGCGCAACACAATCGTGTTCTGGGTCATATTGGCGGTCTTGGCAGGCTGTTTTCAGTCGCGGCCAGAATACATGGGCACATATGCACATATCTATATATATACCTTTTTCTTGCTTAAAAATATCAGCAATAAAATGACAATCCGCCAAGCCCCTCACGCTAACACGTT